AGTAACATCATTATAATCAAACCATCCATCTAAACTTTGTGCTGTTAATGGACTTGCAATTGTTCCTGCTCCTGTTAATAAATTTCCAGATGTAGTAATTGAACTTAAAAAGCTTCCCTGAATTGCAGTATTATTACTATTCGTACCAGTTAATTTAGTACTTTCAGTAATTACCCAGTTAGATGCTGTATATCTTACTATAATTTTTTGTATAAATACGTATTCACTTAGTATTGCATCTCCTAAATTGACTGAACTTATACCTAATGCCTTAATAGTTCCTAATGATGTAGATACTGTTTGTGGTTGAATGAATTCAAATCTGTATAGTTGTGATGTAGTATCAGAAGCAACAGGTACAGCCATTACGAATATAGCTCCATAAGCATTATTTGGAAATAAAGTTTGCCCCCAAGTTGGATTAGCAAAGTTATTATAATATGGTTGATTAGTAGATAGAGATATAATATCTGCATTTCCAGTAGTAAAAGTTGTTACTCCTGTACTTGTTAAATATCTATGTGTATATAAACCATTATTTAAAATAGGCAAAGTTACTTCTAAATCTTCATCTTTTATTACACATTGACTAATTACAGGTCTTCTATGTGCAGCAGTTGTTGAATTTTGTATTAATGCTGTAAAATCTCCACCACTTGAACGATATGTTCCAATAGTTTCGTGCAATTCCTGATGTGTCGACCAACTCATTAAGCCGTGTGTCTCTTTTAAGGAAAATTTATTTGCTGTTGAATAAAAAACAAAAGCGATTTGTAACATATCAAATGTCCAAGGAGTTTGACTCCATACAAAATTAGTTCCATCATAATATAAAAACCAATTACCATTTGTTGCAGTATGAGCAGCAGATACCCAACCAGATATTAAAGCAGATACTAAAGTACCTCTAAAATATGCAGTTGTTGTTCCAGTTAATGTAATAGTTCTATTCGTACTATCATAATTTACTATTACTAATTCAGGACTTACAAAACCAGTTGGATCTTTTGTAATTATATTATCATTTTTTATATTAACACCATTATATTTTAATATAGTGTTGGACTGGTCATCTACCAGATTAGTTGTTATCTTTATATCAGCCATTTTTAAAGTGTATTTATATATTCAAGATATTCTTCACTTGTATTAAATTGTAATATATCTGATACATTATTAATCATTTCTTGAATATCTGGCATAATAACATATAAATTTGCTTCCAAACAATATCCTATTAATTCATATATTTTATCAGATTCCGATTTATAACCATTTCTAATAAATGATGTTTCGCCTAATATATTGACATTAAATACTAATGAATCTGTTTCATTTAATATATTAGATTCTTGATATACGCCTGTAATAATAATTATATTATTATTTTCTAACCAACTATTTAAAATTGGTACTATCGTATTTTCGTAACTTTTTGGAATGTAGTAATACATATATTTATATTTATTTTATTTAGTAAGCAGTTAATGCATTTCCATATTTATCACACCAGCTATTTGTTGCACCTAAGTCAGTAGTTTCTATTGCATAATTCATCAATGTTCCGTGATAACCATTTATAGACTTGTCTGTTAAAACTGTACTACTTTTATTGTTAAATCTATAATCGAGTTGTAAAGAAGACATTGCAGTAGAAGGAACTATTTGTCCTTGCTTAGTGTAAAGTTCAGTAATTTCAGTTTGACTAAGTTCTTTGTTAAATACTTTTAAATCAAATAAATAATCTTTGTAAAATCGCCCAGTAGTTATCGAAGGAAATGCTCCAATTTTTGAAGTTCCTTGAATAACTGGAGGTGTTGTATTTGAATTGCTTACATTTGTTAAAATTACTTCAATCCCATCAACATAGCATTTGAACCCTGAAATATCATTATAAATTCTACTTCCTGAAACAACGCAAACAACATTATGTATATTATTATCTCTTAAATTTTCAGCAATTGAACAAGCATTTATATTAGTCCCAATTGAACTCATATAACCAAACAAAAAAACTCCACTGTTAATAGTAAAAGTTAGCCACGCATAAGCATTTGAACTTCCTGTCTTTCCAAAACATACAATTGTGTCTGCTATATCATTATTGCTTGATTTCATCCAGAATGATACAGTCCTTATATCAGCTAATGCAAATACTTTTGATACTTCGACATAATCATTCACTCCGTCAAATTTAAGACCATTACCAATGTCCCATTTATGTCCAAATATAGTTGCCATATTTTATATTTATTTTATTTAGTAAGATGTTAATGGATTTCCATACTTATCAACCCAACTATTAGTTGCACCAAGTGAAGTTGTTGCTGCGGCATAATTTACAAGTGTTCCGTGATAATTATTTGGACTTTTATCTGTTAAAATTGTACCTGATTTATTATTGAAGCGATAATCGGCTTGTAAAGAAGACACTGCACTTGCTGGAACTATCTGCCCTTGCTTGTTATATAATTCTGACACTTCTGCTTGACTAAGTTCTTTATTAAAGATTTTTAAATCATATAAATAATTTTTATAATAAAATTGTGTTGTGATTCCTGTACTTGCCCCAATTCTTGCAGTCCCTTGGATTATAGAGATATTACTATTTGAACTTATCTTTGTTAAATTAATATTAACTCCATCAACATAACATTTAAAACCTGTTATATCATTATAAACTCTATTTCCAGAAAAAATGCAAACAACATTATGTAAATTATTATCTCTTAGATTATTTGGAATATATGCTCCTGCTAATATACCCCCATTTATTGAAACATATTTTAAATATAATATATTTGAAATTATTGAAATATTTGCCCAAGCATATAAATTAGAATTTCCAGTATTTCCGAAATCTATAACTGTTTCATTATTTGCAGTGCTATTGCTTTTCATCCAAAAAGAAATAGTCCTAATATCAGCAAGGGCAAATACTTTTGATACTTCAATATAATCATTCACTCCGTCAAATTTAAGTCCATTACCACTATTCCAATTTATCTTACCAATTTTATTATTAGTCTTTACAACACTCATAATTAATAATTTATTTTATAGAAATATTAAATAACCAAATTCAGCCGTATCAGTAGCTTGACCAGTTGAAAATAACATACTTCCAGCAGAAGCAGTAAATTTAATTGGAACTGATGTGCTCACACCAACAGTTGAAATACAAACTGTTGCCCAACTATTTGTAGTAATATTACTATCAATTATGGTACAATTGCCAGCTATTAAAGTATCTTTTCCAGATAGCATATTTGTTAAATTGATAGGTACTATATTACTATCTTCTCTTCCTAATACTTGGTTTGTAGATAATGCTAAATCAGTAGCATTAGCCGTTCCAGCAGTTGCATTTACTTTTACTGTATTTGCTGCCATTTGAGCTAATTTATCGTTCGATACTACATTATTATCAATTGTCCAAGTTGCACCTGAACTACTTACTGTAATATCACCTTTATCACCATCTGATACACCAGCTAAATTTGCAATACTTTGTGCTGTAACTTGTTTTAAGTTACCACTATCATTTGTATCAGAAATTAATACTAAGTCATCAGTTGCTACAGTTGCAGATGTTTTATTAGTTATAGCAGTTTTATCAACAGATAGTGTTATAGTTCCTGTACCTGTACCTGTTACTTCTCCTTGTAATGTAACAGTATCCATAGAATCAATAATATCTTCTAAGTGGTCGTGAACTTTTTGTTCAGTTATTTCTCTATTTGTATTTGTGTATATATAATTATCATTTTGCAATAATAATTCTTCTTTTGTTTTAATTGCCATAATTATATTATTTTATTCTAATAAGGAATCTATTCTAGTTAATAATGATTGTAAAGTTGCTATTGCTGTAACGTTTAATGTACCTAAATATAATCCAGTATCACTAATAAGGAATGTTGGATCTAATATAGTATTTATCATTTCATCTAAAATAGTTTTTAATGTAATAGTATCATTTCCAATTCTAACTTTGTTACTAGTAGCTATATCAATACCATCTTCTTTTATAGTTATTTCCGAACCATTTTTAACACCTAATCTTATTTTATCAGTATTAGATATTACAAATGTGTCGTTTCCTGATTCTTTTATTATATTGATTGAACTTCCATTTTTAGTTGTAACATTAAAATTATCAACTCCAATTATTTCAAATGCTATTTTATCACCTTCATTTTTTATTACAACTTGCGATACTTCACCTGCTGAATTCTTAGTTTCAATTACTGTGTAATCAACATTTGCTATCATTGCAATAAATGCTTCTTCTCTATTTAAAAAACTTACTATTACATATGAATTTAATTCTGGTACACTAATTACTCCTGCTGTTGGATTTACAGATAGTCTAACCTTATGTAATTCTGAACCATCTAATAATGTTACATCACAAAGATATGGTTTTCCATCAGTTGTATTTTCAGTTACTTTAGTGAATATGCCAATTTTTGCATATATTTCATCTTGAGTTTTGGTTAAACTCTGTAATATTGATTTTAAGTTTTCCATTACTATATATACTAAATTTAGATATATTTATTTTAATATTACATTTATATTATTTGTATAGTTTAAATCCAATTTAGATTGCATTAATGGATTTATACTAAATGTTCCTGTGTAAGGAATTGCTGGAATAGAAACTGGTCCATTTAAACTCTTTATTGCATTATTTAAATCGGTTAAAATATCAAATAATGATTCGTTTTTAGAAGATATTTCTTCTTCTGGATTATAAATTAATGTCATAGCATATTTATAAACTGAAAATGCTATATTTGATACATCGCTAAGATATTTAATTGTTTGTAATATTGATGATTTGCTTCCTAAAATTACTGATGGTAAAAAAGTTGTTGATATTTGATTTGCAATTTTAGTATCTAAAATATCTATTCTTGATTTATCAACTCCATAATTAGTTTCTATATCATTATAAATATCTTCAAAATAAGTTTTAAATTGTATATCTAGTGATTCTAGAAGTTCTGTAGATAGTTTCATTTCTAAGCCATCTACTAAAAATAAACCAATAAATCCCATACTATTCATAAAATCATTATAAAAAGTCAAATCGTATTTATCAAACTGAGTTTTAACAAATGTAAGTGAATCTCCTACCAATTCTCCATTATTTGCAACTGGTATAATTGCGGGTTTTATTACCATTAAATTATATATGTATTCTAATCCATTTGCATAAACTAATTCATCTAATTTATACTTTATATTTTCTGGATATTTTGATACATTATATCCTTTATCGAATGCATCCTTTCTAAAAACTTGATATGTAATAAAAATATCTGTTGTAGCATATCTATCAGATAGTAGATCTGTTACCATAAAATTTTTTAATTCGGCAGTAACATTGAAAAGTGTAAAGAATGTAAATGCTTCTACTATAAAATCAAGTAATATATTATTATAAATTGAATTCTTTAAATCTGAATAGCCAAAAAATTCTTGATTAGTTGATAACTCAAATATTTCTTTTATAGATATTCCTATTGGATATTCATTCCAATAGTAATAAAAATAATACATTCCCCAAGTTGAAATATCTACAAATTGTTTAGTCTTTATATTAATTTGATCTCTTACTTCTACTATATCTAATAAATTAGGTTGAAATATTGATATTTTATCGTCTTTAGTTTTAAATGATATATTATCTGGTGTAATATAAAGATAATTATCTCCAGATTTAGTTTCGAGTCTTAATTTATCTATTTTTGCTATATTTATTTCAGAATAATCTGTTGTAGTATCTGTAATATTTAAAATATCAATCACATTAAATATATCAGGATTTTCAACAAAGAAATTCGATTCATTTAAAGTCATCTTCACATCTTTAGCAGCTAATGTAAAATAATCTGTTTCTCCAAGCATTGATACATATGCTATTTCTCTGCTGATAAATGTTACTATTACATAAGTATTTAGTGCAGGTCTTTTATAACTACCTGCTTTACCTATAACAGCTATCATTGGTGTTAATCTAACATTCTTGATATAGTTATTTGGATTTGGAGTTTCTTTTTTATAATTTAGAGAATCTATTGGTTCAACATCAATTATCATTGCATAATCAACAACTTTCCTAACAATGCAGATTTTAGAATACAATTCTTTATCTGCTTTTGCAATATCTTTTAATATTTTAGGTATTTTATTCATTAAAATGTTAATTGATTTCCTAAAGTAATAGTTTGTTTAAAACCATTTTCACCATATACTACATCAATACCATCTATTAATATATCATATGTATATGATTGATTTAAATCACTAAGTGTTAATCGTATTTTATCTCCTAATTTCATATAAGGTTTACCAAATGTAGTAAAACTTCCTGCAATTGAATTATTATCTATATTATTAAATGTATTTTCAGCTAATGTTTTACATTCTGATAATGATAGATTTGGTATTTTTAGTTCAATAGTATTATCTTTTTCTGGATAATCTACGATTGTTTTTCCTTCACCATATTCTTTAACATCAACTGTACTTGTTATACTATCCCAAATAGCATATACATTATTCTTAATAACATCTGTAGTATAACTAGATACTAATACAATAGATGTTTCTAAATCTGAATTTCTAGTATCTATTTCTTTTGTAATAATAGGGTTTAATTGAGATGTTTTATTATAAGGATACATAAATCCAAATGTTTTAGGAGTATCTTTATATTTCTTTCCAAAATATAATACTTTATCTATAAAATAAAAGAACATTCCATATTCCTCAGCCAACATATTAAATATCTCACTTGGTGTTAATAAGTCTTTTACTCTTAATTCAGTATAATTAAAAGTGAATGTACTATCATAATTTAATGAAAACAAACCATCTAAAGAAGTATTTATTAATTCAATATTTGTTTTATCGTCTTCTGTTAATGTAACTACACTTTTTAATAATGATGTATTAATAATATCGCATACTATATAGCTCAATGTATTAGATGAATACGTTTTTTGTATTCTTTTAGATTTTTTCAATTGATACATACTATCTTCTATAGTTAAAGTGATATAGTTTTCTTCAATTTTAATATCAGTTAAAAATCCATAGAATTTAACATCAGATAATGTATTATAGTCATATTTTATTTCTACTTTTGCACCAATTATAATTCTATTTTTAGAATAATTATTATCAGTATAATAATACATTCCTAAATTTTTACCACCATCTATATTACTTATTACAATAGCACTTTTTCTTGGAATTGTAATAGTTGCAGTATTAGTAAGTGAATTAATAGAATATGATATTTCCATATTAATTACTTTATCTAAATATACTGGCGTAATAGAAAATACTCCTGCAAAAGAATTATAAAATGCTATTCGTGTTACTAAGTTATATACCATTTTATTCAGTTATTTCATTATAAAAAATATCTTCATTTAATATTGCTATACAATTTATTTCAATTGCTGTAATATTTGTAAATTCAGATGATTGTGCTACTTTATGATCAGTAATTACTACTCCAGAAATATTAAATATATTATTTAGATATGGACTATCTACTATTAACGTTTCTTTATATTTAGTAACTACTTGCAAATCTTTTATATTTTCATCATTATAGTCCCAAAATTTAGCACCAGATACAGTTCCTACTATATTAATATAATAAGTACCATCTGATATTATTTCTACTATATCTCCATCTAAACCATTTACAGATGTTTGTAATATCTTTCTAGGTCTAGATATAGTTATAATTGGATCTTCAAGTGTAAATGTTTTATTAAATGTATCATTAACAAAACCAGATTCTTCATATAATCCTGTTGGATCTATTTGAGTTTGATCTCTATAATATAGTTTTACATATCTATCTCCAATTGGTGTATTTAAGTAAGTTGATTTCCTAGCTAAATCTACACTTGGATTAAAAGCATTATCTTGATATTCATTAATAGCAAATTCTGAACCTCTTATTTGAGTTAAAACTTCTTTACTTGCTATTTTCCAACCTGTTATATTATCTAATAAACTCATATTATTTCATTTTTATATTTGATATATCACCCATCATTTTAATAAATACGTTTGTCATTGCTTTTTCTAACTCAATTGAACTTTCAGTGATATTTTCAGTATTAAATACTATTCCACCTGTTTCAACTATTTTAGCAACTTCAATCGTATAATTAGTAACACTTCTATCTGTACTTAAATTTACATCAGAACCTTTTAAAGTTGTTGCAGATGTTGATGTTGTAGAACCTCCTGTTATATTTACATTTGGATCTGTAATTGTGCTTAAATTATTCTTTCTTGTTAATAATTCATTAAACTGTTTTAGTTTGTTTAATTTATCTGTTGCATCATCCATCCAAGCGAAAGGATCTGTTGATATTGCTTGAATATCTATTAATAGATTATTTGCAAGTAATGTTTCTAATTCAGAGTTTATTCCTATTAATTTTTCTTGTATTCTAGCATATCTATCTTCTGCATTTCTTGTTGGTTGTTCAAGTGAATTTGTAGCTTCTACTAACTTCATTGCACTTGCAGTTGAACCATCTATTGCTTCTGTTATTAATTTAAATCCTTCAACAACTAATGTTATAATTGGAAATAAAGCAAATGTTAATATTTTAACTACAACTTGTAATGATGTAGATAAAGTATCAAACTTCATTTTTAACCATTGAGTTGCATCTATAATTGCAGTAATAAGTTGTAATAGTAATGTTATTGGAGTTAATGCTGTTCGTAAAGTAATTCCTAATGTTTTAAACAATGTAGATAATCCATCATTTCCACCAAATAATTTAGATATTGCAGTAAAGAAATCTGTTACAACTGGTTTAAAATCATTAAATATAGATGTAAATATATATAAATTATCTTTTATAGATTTTAAAACATTTATTAATATATCAGAACCACTTACACCAAAATCTAGTTTTACACCTTTTAATTGATTTAATATAGATATTATTATTGGTTTAGCTTCTTCTAATGTTTTAGATACTGATTCGATTGTTAATTTTAACTCAATACTGAATGCATCTCCAATAGATACTGCAAATTGTTGAATAGTATCTTTTAAATTAGATATTTTTCCTGTTAATGTATTAGAAATAGCTGCCATTGAACCAGTCACTCCTTCTAAATCACCTAATGATAATATGTATTTTTGTATTTCTTCTGATGTTCCTTTAACTGTAGTAGTTACTCCTTTAAATGCAAATGATACATTATCACCTTCTTTAGATGCTTTTATACCAAATTCTTTCAATCTTTCAAATTCACCTGTTTGTGCATCTAATATAGCTTCTGCTAATTGACTAAATTCTTTACCTGTAGAAGATGCTAAATCACCTAATTTAGTCATTTGTTCTTCAGTAGGAATAAATCCTTGATTCACTAATTTAACATAAGAATCAGTTAATGTATTTATCTGGAATGGAGTTTTAGCAGCAAATTCTGTTATCATTGACATTGCAGTTGCAGCTTTATTAGCAGATCCAAATGTATTTGTAAGAACTGCATTATATTTTTCCATTTCAGCAGTTGTTTCAACTATACTTTTACCTATCAATCCAACTCCAGCAACAACACCAGTTACAACACCTAATACAGCAGTTAATCCACTTTTTAATGTAGATAATGTAGAACTCATTCCAGAAAAGGCTCTTGTTTGAGTTGTATTTAAGGTAGATAATTGACTTTGTATTTGTCTTAATTGAGGAGATATTAAGTTATTTAAAACAGCAGTTACAGTTATTGTATTATTAGCCATTTTTATTTAATATTTTATTAATTTGATTTTTACGAGATTGATTTGGATTAGAGTATTTAACTTTATCCTCTGGTTGTTTTGGGTTTTCTCGTTCTAATACCCAAGCCAATTCTGTAAAAAGTAATGCCCAAGTATCATCATCCATAGAGTTTATTTCATCTGTTGTAATCCTAAAGTATCTTCTTAATAAAGCAAATGACTTTCTAATTACATCATTATCAGGATTCTTACTTATTGAGTAGTCATCTAATTTTTTTTTAAAGTTGCATTTCGCATACTTAATACTTTTTCTAACATTGGACTTAATGATAGAAAATAATTATCATTTTTAATAATATCTTCATCTCCACTAATCCAGCAAGTATTAATAAATAATTCACTTGCTCCTAATGGATCTTTTTCTAATGTAGAAAATAGTTTAGATAATTCATTAATTTTTGGTTTTCTTAATATACAAGTTTTATTATCAATAGTGAATTTAAAATTACCATCATCTGTCTTTTCTGATAATACTTCAAACTTTTCAAATAAATCTCCCATTTGGGCTATTACTGAAAGAAATAATTCAGAATCTTCCATAATTTGAGTATCTCCACCTAACCAAGTATTTTGTAATAGGAAAAACATACCTGCGATATTATCTTTTTGTATTAAAGATATAACTTGTTTTAATGTTATTCTATCTGGTTTCTTTAAAAAACAGATATATTCATCTTCTATTTCTATTGAATAATAAAAGATATTTTCTTTTTGTAATTTCTGAATCAATGATTCATACTTTATTACTTTCTTTTTACTTTCCATTTCTCTCTTTATATTTATATTACTGCTTGTAAACTTTGAACATAATCGTTAAAGTCCCAAATAATATGTGTTAAATTCAAATCATATGTATATGATATACTCATATCACCTTGATTTATACTTTGCCCATTAGATACGAATCTACAGTTTTTTAATACTATTGTTCGTGGTAAGTTATTATCTTGTATAAATGCATCTTCCATACTTTTAGCTGAATCAAATGAGTTTAATTCAGATATAACTGTTCCAAAATAATTAAATACCATATAACTAATAATAATATCAAATTTAGGAATGTTTTGTAATATTCCATCTCTAGCTATATTTTGTAAAGCAAATATTTCTTCTGATTGTAATGTTATACTTGCAGAAGGAACTATCTTACCAAAAGCTGTATGTACAGGATATAAACCAGTACCATATAAATTTTGAGTATTTTGTACTTCACTAAAAGATATAGCAGATATACCTATAACTGGAATACCTTTTATCTGTATGATAATAGAACCCCAGTCATAAGCCCTTCCATTTAATAATATCTTGTTATTTACTAGCATATTATACTGTTGCTGTTCCGTATGTTATTCCGATTGGATTTAAATTTACTTCAACTTCAATATTCATATCATTTTGTTTTAAATCAAACATTGTGCTATCTATTGAACAACCATATATAGTATCAGTTACAGTAATATCATCTGAACTTGATGTTTTATATGATACAGCTAATGAAAAATCAGGTATGTTTTGTACTTTATTAAATCCTGAAATATCAGCATTAATTATCTTACGTAATTCACCCATAGAAATTGTCATCTTACCTTCAACAGAAACATTACCATATCCTTTTGTTACTGGATATGAACCTGCTCCATAATTCTTTTGAGATGCTCTGGTTTCACCATAAGATAAACTAGTAACTTCAATGATTTGTCTATCAGTTCCTAAATAGTTACTTCCTGACATAGCAGCATCAGCTCCATAAGTTAAGATTACAGATGCCCAATCATAAGCTACACCATTTATTGTTGTGTTATTTTGTAATATCATTGTCTTTTTATATTTTTATTAAATTTATTTAAATAAATTATATTTTTCAATTGAAAAAATTAATGTATTAATGTGTATTGTGCATTTACTGATGGATAAATTTGTAAGAAAGCAGGATATTCAAAATCATAAACTAGATAAGTTAATGTAATGTCTGTAAATTCTACAGTAACATTAGCACTTGCATAACCAGTTTCCCAAAGTTGAGTTTGTTCTCTTGTTGCTAAGATAGTAATTATATTAGTATCAGTAGTCAAATTTCCATAACTTGTACCCATATTATTCAATGAATACTTTGCAATTACAGTATTATTTCTTGATAATGTAACAACTATGTTAGTTACATCAGTTCCAGATACATCAACTGCAATACCACTTTCATCCACTACTGGAATTTGCATTGCAATTGATTCTCCTTGTCTTATTTGATATTTGGTTGTACTCATATTATTTTTTATTTTTATAAACTAGTTGTAAACCCTATAGTTACTTCAATAGTTCTAGCAGTTCCGTAAGGAATTAATAGAATAGTTACTTCTAATTTAGAATTTACTAATATATTTTGAGCTGAGTCAATAAATACATCACCTGCACTTATTTCACCTTTTCCAATCATTAAATCAATAGGTTTTAAAGCAGCATTTCTAAAGAAAGCTATCATTGTACCATCAATTGTACCATTAGATTTTATCTTAATAGGTCTATTTAATTGTGGAATTAAAGCTGTTCTTACTCCTCTAATTGCTTTATCAATAGTTCTTACTTCACTAATATAAGCATAATCAGATAAAATTGAATCTGCTGTATGATTATCATTAAAATAAGTACCTGAAATACCAATATGTTTAACACCAAATATATATCCTTTTGCGTTAATATCAGTTAAATTCTGTTTTGTTAATGATGTATATAAATCACCATTTACAAAAGCTATAGTTTCTAGTTCTCCACCAGATGCTACATTGAATTTTTCAACCCAAGCTATAGATTCTTGTACTTTTGATGCAGAAATTGCACCAACCAAAGCTCCTACTGCAGGAATTGAATTTCCTTCTGATGTGAATAATGCTTTACCAACATTATTACCATCTTGTAAAAGTGTTACTGATACTTTTGGACTTACTGTTGATAATGTTCTTAAACTATCTAAAGTAGTTAAATCTGAATAAGTAGAACCAGTAAAATCTGCTCCATAAACTGCTGATAAAGGCATATGATCAGTTTCACAAGTTGCACAAACACCTTGTACTAATTCTACCTGAGCTGTATCATAATCGTTTTTAGTATTGTAAACACCTATTTGTCTAATTTCACCTTCTGCAAATACTTGCATAGTATAAATTTCGTTAAAATTTAATGCTACTGGAGATATTAATTTAGTTGTATCATTATATAAACCTACAAATAATTTACCTGTTGGATTTATTCTAAAATATTCGTTTATTTGATACCAATATTCTTTTGCTAATACATTAGTTTCACTTAATCCTGTTGCAATTACATCTGACATTCTATTGAAAGATATAATTCTATTAGTTTGTGTGAAAGTGGTAATGCCATTAGTAGTGAATGTGGTATTATCTTTAAATTTTGCATCATAGATAAGTAAACCAGATACATAGTCAGTATCACCTGCTGTTCTACCTAATCCACCGTTCCCTTTGATAAAGACGATGTCATTTAAATTTGCCATAATTTTATTTTTGTTTTTATTAATTTATTAATTTATTATATACCAATTTTTATAAGAATCTCTTAATCCTTTAAAAAGATTTGCAGTATTACTTCTAGCCAAATCTTTATATGTAGAACTAAATTCTAATCTAGTACCATAAAACATTCTTCCATCATTGTTTATTAGAAAGTATTTACTTTTATCAGCATTTCCATTAAATTCCCCTTTTTGGTTTAATTTTTTTCTTATTCCATTAAGATATTGTTGTTTTGTATTAATAGACCTTTGTTGTTTTTGTAAATCTGTTTCTTTTTTACCTTTTTTTGTTTTTTCCATTTTTATTCTAGTAGACTCTGATACAATTGATTTATCATCAAAAAAATATCTTAAATTATAACCATTAGGGGCTAATGTATTTAATTTATTAATATAAAAAGCTTCTACTCTACATAAATCGGCATCTAGTATATTATCTTCTAATATTGACCATTCAAAATTTTCCCATCCATATTTTCTAATTGCATTATATAAATAATAATCCAATTTAGTATAGAAAGCTGCTTTATAATGACCTTCTTGTCTAGCTGATAATGTTTTAGATGTTTCACCAACATATTTATTATCGTTTATTATATTCCTTATTAAATAAATTAACCCCATATTTTATATTTATTTCTATCTTATTGACATTCAATGTTTTAACTATCCTTCTTTGATTGCTACTACACCAATTTGAGATGTTCTTGCTTTACTTGCACCTGCTCTTACTAATGCAGAAAATACAGTTGCGTAGTATTCTGGACGTACACCACCATCAAATATTTGTATTCCACCATTAGTTCTTGAACCCATAGCAAAACGTACAAAATCTGGATGCCAACATAAGATACCTAAGTTAGTATCAGTAGTAACTGCTTCGGTTGGATTTAATACCAAACTTGCAGAACCTTCATCATAAGCTAAAGCTCTTGATCTCATAAATACATCAAATCCACCTACTCTACCAATTGAACCATTAGTCAAAATACCTGATTGTAAAGTGTAAACATCTTTAAATTCAGCCATTGTTAATAGATCTTGATATAAATAAGCATCAATTAACATTTTTCTACCTTCGATAGGTACATTCTGTGCATTTAATTTAGCAGAAGCTTTTAAAATGTCAGCATAAGTTAATTTCAAACGAGTTGAAGTTTGACTTGGATGATAAGCATTTCTACTAGCACCAGTTGTTTCAATAACGTTAGTACTTAAAGTAGGAGCCCAAGCATAAGCTATCCAATCAGCTACTTCTGTATTCAATGTATTAACCATTGCTTTCATAATAGACATTCTCTTATCATATGAAAATTCAGCAGATTCAACGTCTTTTACGAACATTGGGTCAGTTGTATATTCATCCATAGAGTAAGTTAATTCGGTATCAGTTCTTTGAGAAACAGATGCTGGGAATGAACTTCTATTTTTTGTTACAGCAGGAATAGTACCAGCTTGAGGTAAATGAATAGTTTTGTTTTCTACAAAAGCTGTATCATTTATTGCATTTCTATAAAATTCGTTTACTGGGAATAATACTTCTTCAATACTATTTACCCAAATTTCTGTATTTAACATATATGTGTTTTATTTTGAGTTATTTATAATTTTCACAAATATCCAGTTGTGATCTGTTTTTCTTTTGCCATTAATTAATGAAAATGGACGCCCCATTCCCTTTACTTTTGCTTCTATTTGAGTTCCCTCAAATAATTTTATTTATATTCAACTTTATATTCATCAAAATATAATTTATTGAACATTGGTTTGTTATTTAATTTTAATTCTTTTAATCCTGTAGGATCATTCTTTTGATACCATTTCCAATCTTTATTTACAGAATTGGTATTAATATCTGTTTTTATTAATTGAGTTAAACTAATTTCAGGTGTTTTTACCACATTAATAGAATCAATCAATTTCTTTAAAGTATCAATATTGTTTTGTGCAAGTTCGACAATTAATTCTTTTTGTTCTGCTTTAATTTTACCTTCTTTTACTGCATCTTCAACAATTGCTGAAACTTCTTTATTTTTTATAGAAGCTTTCACTTCATTTAATTCATTCATTAAATTTTCTAAATGTAATTTACTATCATTTAATTCTTTTGTTAATGTAATATATTCTGGATAATCATTAATAGTTTTATTTGCATTTTTGTACAAATCTACAACTGTTAAAATTATTTTAGAATCTATATATTCATCTTCATTAATAGTCAAATTCAAATTCTTTACTAATGTTTCTGATAATTTTAATTCATCTACTTTTTTAGACTTTTTACTCTTTGGTAATTCTTCTACTATAGGTTCTTCGATAATAGTTTCTGCTATAACAGGTTCTTCAATTACTTCTTCAACAATTGTAGTTTCTATAACAGGTTCTTCAACTATTACTTCTTCTTTTTTAATATCTGGATGGTTATTGAATGTAGTTAATTCAATTACAGGTTCGATATTATTTTCAATAGGTTTATTCATAAAATGTTCTTTAATTTTATTAATATCTTTTTCTCCATTGAAATTAAGTTCAATAGATAATTCAGATAACTGAAAATTATTTTTAATCTTAGCTTTTTTATTAGATGGTAATGCTGTGATAGATGCTTCAACTAAACTAGATTTAGTTACAATTAATTCATTATTTTCATCAACAATTGCATCTAATACAGTTGCTCCAATAGAACAACCAATTATATATCCCTTTTCAATTTTGTTCTTTATATCTAATGTATCATCATCATCACAAAATTCTGGCATAGCTGTTAATACTCTACCTAAAGTAATATCATCTTCTTTTCTAATATCTGTCCATTTACCTAAAACTTCATCTACACTATGATTATAAAGCATAACTGGATTCTGAATAAAATCTGTTAAATCTATTCCATCTGTTAGGACTTTATATCCATATGAGTTTTTATCGTTTGTATTTAAAATGTAGCGATTCATATTATTTCTTTTTATTATATTATATACTGTTTATTCAAAAAATTATTTTTTATACTATTTAAATGTCATTTGATATTCTCCTGTTACATTCAAATCTGTTAAATTAACAGTTGTATAAGTTGGATATGCTGATGCATCTGCAAATCTAAATATAAAAGATGTCTTAGTTACTTTAACTGTATTATAACCTGTTAAAAATTCAACAGTTTTTCTATGTAAAGAACCTATCTCATATATTGTAGATTTTAATTCATCTGGTAAATCATTATTATTAACACCTTCTACATATTTAAATAATCTATCAACTAATGATAAATGTTCAAGTGATTTATCTATCTTAGAATCATTTGACCTTAAAGATGATGCGAATTCTGTGCCTAAATATAAATTTACAGTTATTTGAGCTATTTGTAGTTTATTAGAATACTGTTCAAATACTGCATCTGGTACAATTTCTATTAAAACTGCTGGATATGGTATAGGATCATTTGTAGATAAATTCTGAAATTGATTATTATATAAATCAATGTGTTTAATATCGGATATATTATTATTTATAATGTATCTTAGAAAATTATATATATATGAAAACATATTATTATTATTTTAATTTATTGCTTTTATTATTAGATTCTCCACTAAAGTAGTTATTATATCTTCATCTTCTATAATAAATGGTCTAGGTTGAGTATAAACAGTTCCATATTGTACATATCCTGCATATGATGTATTATTATATACAGTAGATGTATTATTAGAATATGATGATTTAGTATTACTTTTCAATAATCCTGTGTCAACTGGTGCATTTTTAGATAGATTCAACATATCAGTAGATAATTCAGGATTTAATTTATCTAAATTATTTATTATATTTTTTAAATATAATTCTACCTCTAATGTATCTATTGTAAACATTATACTATCGGATTTATTATTTCAGTTGAAAATTCAACTTCATATCTATTAGCTAAATATTCTTTAGATAATGGATACATCAAATTTAATTTTTCATCTATTAATATTTGTTCTTCTGGTGCTAATACTTCTGATTTATCAAATTTAAATTCACAATTTTCAGGTAATATTCCTAAATTAATAAGTTTAGGTAATACTTTATCTTTAATTATAAATTCTATATTTCTTAAATCTGATGCTGTTTTAATTTCAGATTGATCTGAATGTATTTTTCCTTGAGAATATGAACTACCTTCTTCATTTAATAGAGTAACGCCCAATACTGCTTTTGATATCTCTTTATTAATAGTATCAATAAATCTATCATATACATTAAATGCATCTGCTTTAGAGTTTTCTACAAATTCAATCTTTTCCTGTGTATCTAATACTGCCCAAGCTGATTTACCAATGTTTTGTACAAATTCAGCCAATCTTTTTCTTTCTTCTGGTATTGATGAAGTAGTTGTTGCAATTCTAATAGGCATACCGAATATTTCAGTATATTCAGCCCAAGCAGACATTGCAGAACGTTTCCATAATACAAGTGGTGCTAATGATTTAAGTATTCCTAAATCGTTTCTTTCCTTATAAATTTCAAATAACCAAGAATACATTTTAGGTTCTAAATAAGAAATAGTATCTAAATTATTATATACATCTTTCATAAATTCCCCTGTTTCTGGAATTACATTTTGTCTGTCTATAAGTGATAATTTAGTGATATTATTTTCATATATAGATTCTATCTGTACTAAAGAATGTCCATAAAATGTAATATCTAATATGTAAGATAATAAATTGTAAAACCATTCAGAATTAATTTTAGAAGTAGATTCCATATCTTCTACACCATTTTTATAAATATAAAATGGATATTCTAATACTTTTTCTTTTCTTAATTCTACAACAGATTGCAAATGGTTATCTAACATAATCTCATTATATATTCTTAATAAAGAACGTCTATCTGCTTTGAAATTTACGTCTTTTTGTTCAGCTAGTCTTAATGCTTCCTTCCAAGATAAAATAGATTCCCTAATTCGATAAGAATTTCTTTCTATAATTTCAGTGGTTACTTTCTTTGGATTCTGTTTTCCAAATAATTTATCTATTAACTTCATATTTTAATTTGTTTTATTTTAATAATTTTCATTATTTGTTTTGAATGTATATCCAAATAAAGACTCTGAACTTCTTGAATTGAATGGAAGTACATTTAATGGTATTGGTGGAGTTATCTTACCAATAGATACTTGATACAGCCAAGCTATAGCCTTTTCATATCTTTGAGTTCTAATAAGTGGTATTTGATCTGGAGTTAATCTACTATGTAAGTGATATAATAGTATGTCAATCACAATATTTATAAGGAATTGGTTTCTTTCAGTTCCTTTTCTATTAAATGTTTCAGTAGTATTATATTTGTTTCCGATATAACTATCAATTTCTGATAATGCTACAGATTCAAAAACATCTAATAAATTATTATTTTCCTCAGTAACATCATTCAATATTGATAGTTTAACCAAACTGGTTATTTCTTCTTTGCTTATAAATTTCATATATTTATATTTTTATATTTTTATTTTACATCCAATTTCTTTTATCTCGTTCTCCTTGTTCTGGAATAAATTTCATTTTCCTTATGGCTAAATTTAACTTAACATAAGAACTCTGTAAGGAATCTATTGCGTCATCATTTATTAATGTAGGAAATGATAACAATTCATTTTTAGTTTCCTCAAAATCTAATGTTCCTTTTAGTAAATGCGAAAAGAATATATTTCTATTTTCAAATACTACTGACATTGACTCAATTCTTGCTTCTTTATTATCTTTCTTTTCTTTATCTTGTATTATTGGTAAACGAAATCCTTTTTTTAATGCAATTTCATCAAACTCTTTTTGGTGTAAATCCTGTGCAAAGTTAGCTTCATAATACATTGAATAAGGTGCTTTTAATAATTTATCATTTAAATTGTATAAATATTCAATTACATTATTCATTGTTTGTCTTCTAACATATATATCTAAAATATGATATTCTCCTTTTGTAAAACCTAATGTTACTATTGACTTGAAGTCTCCATCTTTTTTAAATGATGGATCTAAATATGCAACAATATATTCATATTTAGAAAATGGTAAACATTCCTTAAATTGAATCCATTCTTCTTTAAAGATAGAACCAACTGTAATAGGGAAATTCATATATTCTCTCTGGAATCTAATTGTACCTATTTTACTTTCAATACGTTGCAAATCTTCAGTAGAATAGCGTTCTTTCCAATTAGAATTTCCATTTTCGTCAAGTGCATTTACTTTGATATGTTTTATTCCATCTACTTTTGCAAATTCGTTTAAAACCATATTATGTGAGAATCTATTTCCTACAAATAAGAATTTATATTTAGTAATTTCCATTGCTCCTAGTACAGACTGCATAAGCCAATCGTAATGTTGTGATACTAATTCTTTATTTCTAGAATCTTTATCAGTGTCAATATCATCTACTATTATAAAATCAGGTCTATGTGATTTATATCTAAGACCTCTAATAGATTGTCCTTTTCCTGCACAAGTGAATTTACAATCATAATTATCTACAACAAATTCACCTTTTGACCAAGAACCATCTTTTACAAATGGTCCAAAATCTTTTATTAGTTTTTCATTAGTTTCAAATTCAACTTGTATATTAATAAGTTGTTTTACTGCTGCATCTTTTGTAGATGAAACAAGTAATGCTAAATTTATATCTTTTCTTAACATAAAGTAAACTGCTGCGAATAAACTAAATACTGTGGTATTATGAGTGACCATATAATCATCAGTTATATAATGTTCATCTTGTACTTTTAAACATCTTCCTAAACCTGTTGAATGATATTCAATATTTGTAATTGCTGCCTTTGTTTTTAATGAACCTTTCCATAAGTTTCTTTTTCTACTTAATTTTGCAGGAATGATGTCACCTGGTAATCTAAATGTTATTCTATAATGGTGAAATAATTTTCCATTACATTTATTCCATCCTTCCATTAAAGTACAAGTTCCACCTAAACTCCTAATTAATGCAATTACATTATCCATCAATTCTTTCTTTATTGTAGTATATGTTGCAATATGACCATCTTTGTTTATACTTCCATCAGTATCTATTAAACCTTGTAATAATTCTTCTCTTTGTTGTATTGAAGAAAACAAATATTCATTTGGGATATATTTATGTCCAAGAAAACCGTTTAATCTTAATTGTTTTTGCAAACCTTTTATTCCATATCTATAATTTGCCTTATGTTTTGAAACAATATATCCTCTTTCTTCTATATTTTTAATTATCTCTATATCATTAGATGTAAATGATCCTCCCATTGTATCTCCATCTCCTAACCAACAACCAAAAACATATGGATCTATTGGCAGTTCTTTATATTCAAATTCTATTGGGGAAACAGTTGGTAAATAATAATTATATTCATCTCTTATTATTCCGTCTCGTTTATCTAATTTATCTTTTTTATAATCTTTAATTATTTTACTTAATGGTATTGTTTTTAATTTTCCGTGAGAATAATGTTGTACAGTCCACAAGTGATCTAAATTACATAATGTATTTCTACCATCTCTAGTTGATACTTTATAAAAATCCATTTCTGTTATAGGACTTAATCCTTCAACAACCTTATTTTTACCATCTCTACCTATAATAATATCACCAACAGATATATCTTTTAATACTTTCCATCCATAAGGCGTAAGTATTTTAGAATTAAGACTTTGTGCCTTAGCAAAACCCCTTGAAAATTCAGCTAGTATTTCTACTTTATCTTGTTTTAATTCTTCTATCAGTTCTAAGTGGAATTTACCAAGTTTAATTTCAATTCCATTTGAATCTGTTGTGTAATGTTTAAAATATGTAGATACGAATAACTGGAAGTCTTTTAATACTTCTGGTAATTCTGTTTTTATAGAATAAATATCTATTTTATTCTTATTTAATAAAGAATTATAATAAATATCTCTTTCTTTTGTATAAAAAGCATCTGTTTTCTTTTTTAACATTTCACTCTAATTGTTTTTATATACCTTTGTTTCCAATAATGATTCCAAGTAATGCTATTTATTGAATCTATTAAAACACCTTCTGATGTAGCATTAATAAATGTATTATCATTTATATAAAATGCTACGTGATGTTCAAATATCATTATATCTCCTTGTTTAAAACTATCAACTTCAAATCCTATATTTGCAATTTGATAGGATGTTCTTGGTATATTTATATTATATTGTTCTTTATATATTAATCCTACTAAAGATGAACAATCAATTCCGTTAAAATCATTTCCTCCATATAAATATGGTATTCCAATATATTTTGTTATTGATATTCTGTTATTAGTAATTTCTGTGTTATTATGTTGTATTTGTTTTATATATGTTGGTTTAGATAATGATAGAATGAATATTATAATCCATTTAATCCATATCATTTTCTTTTTCCCTTATTAATTTAACTAGTTCTACTTTATTATCTAATGTAGAATTTAATATAATATCATATATAGTTCTTAATATTACGTCTTTATATTCTGCTTTATATCCTTCTATAAATACTTTTTCTTGTTCAAGTGCTAATTTAATAGCAGGAAAATAAGATGCTTGTACAGCTTCGAATAGTTTATGACGTGCAACATCGAATGTTTTAGACATATTATGTTTATTAGTAGTATGTTTTAATTTGATATATCTATCTTTATATTCAATAAATTCTGGCAATTCTAACCATTTATAGAATGTTCTTGTTGATATATTATTTTTATCACATAAATCAACTATATGATATTGTCCTACTTCTGAAAATATTGCTTCTAATATAGCTGGATCTTTTTTCTGATTCATAATTGTAAATGTTTTTATCATATTATATACTAAAATAGAGCAAAAATATTTTATTAACAAAAAAACCCATAACAATTAAGCTATGGGTAAAATAAATAAATAAAAAAATGTATTATAGATTCTTTGTGTTTTTATCTATAATAGTAACAAATCAATTCATAAACGTACTCGTGATATTTTATTGCTGTTATTGGATTATATGTAACAATTCCATAAGGGGTTTTATCTCTATTAAATCTATGTCTTTTATAATTTAAATCTTCTGACTCGTCGAGGTCAATATAAAATGTATATTCTGGATATTGGTTGACTATTTCATCTATAATTTTTAGTATTTCTGGGTTCATAATAGAGGGTCCTAATGTGCTAGGATCATATTGTATTCCTTCTACTAATCTAGCATATGTTCCTCGTGTAATTAATGCTTC